ATCGGCTTTCCTTGTACGCAATCTTCTTCGCACAAGCTGCCTCTTGTTTGTCCGTTGTTACTGTGCTTATCGCAAGCTCTATCGCTGGTTCCTTGTCCATCGCCACTAGGCGTTTCTCCAAGGTTAGTATCGGCGAACTTGCTTCGGCTGGTGACATCAAAATAAATGTCACTGTTGCTACGGTTATTGCGATCAACCGCATAGTTACCTCTTTTCAGTTGGTAAGTAACTGTCACCTTCTCACCTATGTCCATTGTAACCTGCCTGTTTTAGCAGATCAGCCCAGAGCCATGCGGGCATTACCGCGTATGACTCTGAGACATTTGTAGTGCCACGCTTTTTTATTAGCACCACGCCAGTCTCAGCATCAGCATGAGTCATCTCATCCGAGAGCTCTTGAAGATAGCCACTGAGAGTGATCTTCTTTTCGTTCTTACATTCTATCACTACGCCATCGATGCCATCAATATCACCAACGTCGTCGTGACGACCTGCACCATACGCACGTTCAGCGCATGGAAATCCATAACCAACCAACCACTTAACTACGTCTCGTTCATACTGTGAACCTTTACGTTTACTTGGAGTTGTCATTAATACTCTACCCCCACATACCAGAGACCAAGGTCAATCGTTGTGAAGTATTTGCTAATGCAAATACCAAGACTAAAGCCACTAACTCTACCAGCAGAAAAAGTTAACTGAATTGTTTTACTTGTCATACGTAGTCCGAGCTAAGGATAGATTCTAATTGAATACCAAGTTGCCTACGCATTTGCATTCTAACGCGGGGAACTGTGCCACCCCAGATTCCAAAAGCTTCGTGACGCATACCCCACTCCAAACATTCTTTAATCACTGGACAATTGCTACAAATCTTTTTTGCTATTGGAACAATGCTTACATCATCTTCTGGATAAAAAAATTCAGTGCCAATCTCTTTACATAATGCATCACTAAAGTCTGGGTATCTCATTGATTAGCACCTCTATTGGTTGTAGTTGATTAGCATCCATGACTAACCGAGTTCCGTAACCATAGTCATGCTTGTAATGATTTGCAAGAAATAATTCTCGTGTCGTCCAACCAAGTATGCTGAACTTGCTATCTACATGTGGCAATTGTTTATCACCAAAGAACTGCACCAATACTGCATAGTCAGATACAAATAACTCTGGTGCATTAAAGATTAATTTATCTAATGTCGATGTCTTGACTTGTATATTTTTTCCCAGTGATGTAGATAAGTCGTGTCCATTATCACCGCTCGGCGAAATCGATCTGTCCACCTGTAACCCAAGTCCTTTGCCACACGCCATCTCACCCAGCTGACCCATAAGATTAACCGAATACGATGAATTGTTTTTGTCAAACTTCTTGTCAACAACTTCATATTGTTTTTTGTTTTCTCTCACTAGGTGGATGAAGCGAAGTGCATCCATAATCTCATCTAGGGTTAACTCAACATCTACTGCCATTGTCGCATTGTCCTTGCTCTTTGTAACTCGGCAGGTGAGTTATACAAAGTCATGTGGCTTGCCTCCGCTGACAGCGAGATGTAAGTCTCTGCTGTTGGGTCAGCCTTGCCATGTCGGTTCTTCACTACGGCAACGCGGTAAGCGTTTGCCTGTCCGTCTAGTGCAACACTAAGAACCAACTCTGGTAACGCTGCAACTTTACCCATCAATGCTTTACGCGGAGCAGGGTAGTTAGGCTTAGACATCTTCTCGTTCTCGGATACGTGGTGCAGAACGATAAAGGCTGACTCGTATTCACGAGCCATATAGTGAAACGCTGACATTGCATCACGCAATGCAGTCCATTCATTGTCGCTTGTTGAAGCGACATTCATTAAGTTGTCTACAAAGATTGCTTGTGGGGCAGAGCCGTGCAGTTCTATCCAAGCTTCTATTTCTTCTTCGATATCTTCTAACGAAGGCGACGGATCAAAGTTGAATCGAACATGCCCTGCACCATCAGCGAGTGCATCCTCTAAAAGAACTGATGCATCAGAGTCCATCATCTTCTCAACTTGTGCTACTTCTTTCTCCATAAGGATTGCCCCTGCACGAGTGGCTATTGTTCGGGAGTCAGAGTCAGCTGAGAAATAGAGTGAAGGAATCTTGGACTGGATTGCGTACCACAGTGCAAGTAGTGTCTTACCACCACCAGGTTGTGCTGCTATCAAATGCAATTGCGCTTGACGAAACACCACCTGTGATTGAGTAAGTTGTGGCAATATCTCTGGAAGCATATGACCGACAGGAGATTCAACCCCCACTACTTGCAACAGTGAACGCATTGTTACTTAGCCCAGATAGTTTCTGCTTCTACTGCACCTGGAGTGAAAGGCTTTGGTCCCTTGGCTGGGTCAAACCAACCAACATAAGCCTTACCAGCCTTGGAAGTACCCTTCTTCTTTGCATACTTTCCACGACCGTCTGGTAATGCTGGTGCATCTGGATGTCCATATGTCCATTCATTACCGTAGCGATCCATGATTACTTCAATTGCTGCAGCGGATGTTCCTGCTGCAACTGGAGTTGGATTGAGACCAGCATCTTGTAGCACCTGAACTGCTGCAGGTGTGGCAGCAAATGCCCCACCTGATGCACCGCCTGAGCGGTTGTTCAGTGATTGCTGTAGCGCAGTAGCGGAAGCAATTGCTTCAACTGCTGCTGTTAGATTTGCGGAGAACTCGCTAACACTATTACCGCGAACGGTGAATAGGTCAGTTGAGTTCAACTTGCCTGTAAACGAGAACATAGATTCAGTCATCTAGTTCATCTCCTTTTCTCTTTCCCTGGATTTGTAATGGGAAATCTTTGCCACCCATTGCAGGACATTGTGCAGTAAAGCTGCACATCCTGCAAGAGTCACCAACTGACGGCGGGAACCAGCCTTCCCAAACGGAAGCGTTCATCGCACCAAATACATAATCAAAATATTCCATCGACAGATGTGATAGGTCAATCAATTCATCGAGCTCGCCTTTGCGAGTCATGAAGAAGGCTCCCCACTTAGGGCGGATACCGTAACTGCGTTCAATACCAGAGGCATAGAGACCTGCTTGGATTGCACCGAAGGGCGTCCTAGAACCTGTCTTGTAGTCGACGATCACCAAGTCTTCCCCTACTTGATAGATCGCATCAACGACCATACGCACTGGTGTACCCCCGAAGAATACATCAGCAGCCCATTCAATTCCAGGACGTCCGTCGGGCATAGTTGCAATTTGCCAACCAGATTGCTTGTACCAGTTGTAGTACGTCTCAACCTGCTTGAGTCCATCGCTCTGCCAAAAGGGCAGATCTTCCCCATCAGGACGTAAGGTGGTCTTACGTCCTGCAGTCTTCCACTCCGAGGAGGGAATGCCTGTCTTCTGTTCCGTTTCCAGAACAGCATCATTAAATACTTCAGCCCACTTAGTTGTCAAATCGATAGTCATCGGGGTTCCATTCTGGGTGGTCTACTGGTGTCGGTGCTGTCATTGGTGAGCCACAGTTGGCACAAAAAGAATCTAAGAACCACATAACTAGTTCGTAGTCTGAGAAGATTGCTCTGATAACTTGGACGTTACTCCCGCAATTGATACACTCATTGCTGGGTACGCCACGTTGGTCAATCCCCTGTGGACTGTTGTCGGTAGAGCTCATGGTTTAACCACTCCAACATTGAATGGACGGCGGAGCCAGCAGCAAGATATACTGCAGGCTTTTCTGGAACCATGGCTACCTTACTCAGATAATATTTTTGAGGGCAGGACTGCCACGTGGATAGCTGACTAAAAGATCTATGAGGAGGAAGTTCATTCATACCAGTAGGATACCAGCCGTGACCAAGATTACTTGGTAACGACACGCCTTTCTTTATTACCAGTATTGGTATAGGGTAGAGGGGTGGTGGGCGGGAAAGGCTCGCCATAGGGCGAGCCGATGAAAGAGAATAGGAACTTATGACATATCCAAATTGGTTTGAATCAACAGATGCAAAGGCAAACTTTGAAAGAAACCTTCTGCCTCTGGCAGACAAGGAGATCAAGTGCCTTCAGATTGGTGCTTACACAGGAGATGCGACCAAGTGGATGGTCGAGAATATTCTCAAGCAACCGCATTCATTCCTTGTAGATGTGGATACATGGGAAGGTTCTGATGAAACGGTCCATCACAACATGGACTGGAAAGATGTATACAAAACATACACAGATAAAAATGCAACAGCTATCTTTGACCAGAAGGTAGTAGTAATGCAGATGACCAGCGATAGATACTTTGCTGGCATAGGTGACGAACAAATCTTTGACTTCATCTATGTAGATGGAGACCATACCGCCTTTGCCGTACTACGTGATGGGTCAAATGCCTATGACAAACTCAAGGTCGGTGGCATCATTGCCTTCGATGATTATGGATGGAGTCTAGGCAAGGGTGACTTCTATGATCCACGCTATGCGATAGATACACTACTTCATTTACTTATTGGAAGAGTAGAAAGAATAGAAGACAACTACCAACTCTGGTTAAGAAAGATTATATAAATGAAAAAAGAGGGGGAATCATTTCTGATTCCCCCTCTCCTTCAGCCCTACCATTCTGGTGGAGCAACTGCGAGCGCATCCAGCGTGGCTATATTGATGCACCCGACTGCTGGGATGTCATAGCGATGCTGCAACCCTTTAAGTATTTCCTGTAGGGGAGCATCTAGCCGATCATCACCAGCAACATTAAGAGCTACACGTACTTGTGTAACCAATGGCGATCTTTCTTCTGGTTGTACTAATGGTAAATAATTTCCAATCAAACTACTACTTCTTCTGTGTCGATTGTTTGCAATTGCAATGTGACGATACCACCGAACCCGCTTGCAAAAGAGGGAGGTGCAGTTTGCTCAAATTGAATAGCACGGATAACACAGATTCTTTCTTCTCCTGAGTTGAAATCTTGGTAGAGTACTGCTCCGCCATTTTGCTCAATAGACTCAAGGTATTGGATTCTCTCCCATGGGCTGGAGACTCGTGTGTTTCCATTTGGATCTCTCTCTTCCTCATAGCAAAGCAAAGGTATTGTTATTGTTCGTGAACGCAGTGGTGATGGAAGAGCACGTACTTGCCATTCAGTTAGCGTTGGTCCAAGTGATGATGTAGTTGTATCTCGCGCAAAGTTAAATGTAACTTGGAATACATCAGCTGGTGATATATAACTAGCAAGCGCAGCTTCAGTGTTAGGACCAAATGGAACTGTTCCAGTTGTTAATAGTTGGTCAGCGTTATCATCAAGGTTAAACCCAAGCGTTCCACTGGAATCTGGATCTGACTTAATGCTTAGTGATACTGGTTGTTTCTTTTCTCCAGTACCCCATCTGATTAATCCAGAACTAAGGTAACCAGATTCAGCAAGAGTGGTTGCATGTTGAACCCATGTGCCAGATGAGGATGTCATAAATTTTAATCCAGTGGTTCCAACAAAAGCTATACCATTTGGAGCGTTGCTATCTGTTACAAGATCTGGAGCGTAGGCATAACCGTTATCAATAACTTGACCAAGATTAAGACGCCATAACCCAGCAGAACCTGAGACAAGATTTGATCTTGTCGCATATACATATGATTCATCTTGTGCTATATCTTTTACGTCACCATCAACGTTGATGGGACCGTAAGTAAATGATTGACCATCTGTTCCAATAGTTCCAATACGTAAACCTTTTGTTGTAGCAAGAATTACATACTCATTAAGATATGTTCGTAGTTGATTAACTGTTTCGCCACGAGGTAGCTCAGCAATAATAGTTGGTCCAACTATTGCAGCGGTAGGTGAGGTTGGATTAATTGTGTACATTTGAACACGTGATATAGCACCCTGTGTATAGGCAACTACGACAGCAGATGGTAGTTCCGCAATTGAATTAAATGTTATAGATGTATTAGCAAAGGTAAACCTTATATCACCACTAGCCATAGTTACAGGTGGACTACTTGGGTTTCTTGCTAATTCATAGAGATGCATATCTGTTGTATCGTGCATAACGCCAGCAACAATTCTATCTTTGACATATGCAATAGATTGAACTGTTTGAGTAGTGACGCCTGCTTTTTTAGAGTATAACTTAGTCACAGCTAACGCTGTAGTTACCTGATAGATACCATCGTTAGTTCCTACCAATGCATAGGTTCCATCTGATGTTAAAGTTTGTGC